ATTGACGCGGAGCGCCTAGATACGCGTTTGAAAATATTCCCACCCCGCACTCTTTCGAGAGGAGCAGGTGTTGTAGATATATGATAACCGTACCGAAGCACAGTCAGTCGTCCAGAAATAAGTTTTCATCTTTAAGTAGTTGATCTACTTGTTATGGATAGATAATAAGACACAACTGGAAGGGAGAATACTCCCACCTACTACAGGCTATCTAAGAGCCGGCATACCTAATCAGTCTAAAATCTTTACATTGTTCAATATACGTTTATTTTAGTATTATTGAGTAAAGACCGTTTAACCGCTGCATGATCACCCCTTAACTTCTGCGTTCGCATACTAGAATTATTCGTTCTAATAGCCTTACGTAGCGTTTATGTGGTCTAGTTGGGCTTTAATCCCTCAACTGGTTGCTCGGCAAAGATTGAGTCCAGTACGCTAGTATTATAAAGAGCCATAAGTTCCTGTTAAGTCTCGTCTAACTTTTCGCCAAGAACGCCATCGTCGCAGCCATTCTCCTCCTCTGACAAAATCAGTAGGACGAGGTGCCTCACGACGAATAGTAAGATCAGGTGCTAAACCCAAACCTTCTATCGCTTTCTCTAGATTTTCAACTCTAGTTACTAACACGGCTAACCGATCTAATGAAAGGTCGGCTTCTATCAAAGAAGTTAAGTCTGTTTCGAGTCCTCGTAGTTCACTATGTAGGTCAAAGAAAGAATCTCGATAGCAAAATTCAATCATACCCATCAAAGAACGTATTTGTTCTTGAGATAGGGTTCCCGGGTCCCGGATTAGCCAGATTGCATCTGGATTAGCCCGTACCGCCCGAGGCCATAATGACCCTGAATACTTAGGGTCCCCAACAAATAGGAATTTAGGCAATTGCCATGATTCATATTTGGAGGTTCCATAATGAGCTCTAGTTCTATCGACCGTAACTAATTTAGTTAAGGCTTTCGCTCGAGGTAATAAATCAATTACTCTCTGACGAATCGACGCAGCTAGATCTTTAACCCAGATATCATCCGGGTATTTAAAGTCTGAACCACCAGAGGCCATCCAATTAAGGATGTCTCCTTTGAACCCAGAGCCTCCTGGACCGTAGTACGAAACTACGTATCCTTGAAGGCGACGAGGTAATACTGACCATGATTGGTTAATCCTAGAAATGGATCGGTACCCAAATCCCAAGAGAGCTAAACCTTGAGATAAGGATAGTTGATACTTACGTACCAATTCCAACCACGCTGGCAATGAACCAGCAGCTGAGAGGACCTCTAATAATGCTAGCGGTCCTACGGAGTTTCCTCCATAGTAAACACGTTTAGCAAACTCGAGAACCCCTCGACCTGAAGAATCTTTCACGGATTTAGAGAGTTGGATTCCAACTCCTAACCCGGACATGATTTTCAGATAGGTATCGGCTACTCGCCGGTCAGCTATAACTATGTCATCTCCTAAGAGAGCATAGTCCTCAAACCAGTCATCACCAGAAACCCGCCCAGACAAGGCCGCTGCCATCTGCACTATAGCATGATGGGTCATAGCGAGCATTGCCCAAGATGTTAAAGCACCCATAGGTTGCCCAACTGCGTAACGTATAAATTGGTCACCATCATAGTCCGGACTCATAGCCCGTCTAGGTAACGTATACGTACGTCCTACCATTAGACTCATCCAAAGGTTTGCCCCATGAGCAGTTATCAAGCTACTCAGGAGAACTCCTTGAATGAGAATTGGTAATCGATCCGTGGCAGCGCTTAAATCCAAAGAATAAAAGCAACTGTGCCCTTTAGACTGTAAAAGTTTAATCGGTGCAAGTTGATCGAATGTTCCATCTTGAGGGATTACCTTCAAGATCTCGAACAGGTAATCATGCAACGGCTTCATTGCCCATTGCGTGAAACAGTCTACCATAGCAAATACACGGATTTTACCC